AAAGCGGCGGGAAGTGGCGGCTCAGGCCGCCGCTGCAAACACCAGCGGCAGCCCCGCCTGCAGCGTCGCTTCGCGCGAAAGGTTGCTGAAGAATTCCTCGCCGGTCTTGGTGTCCACCCACACCCGGCCGTCGTGCCGGTAGTGGTAGCCGCCGGAGCGTGCCGCCAGCCAGATTTCGTGCAGCGGCTTCTGCAGGTTCACGATCAGCTGGCTGCCGTTCTGGAACGACATCGTGATCATCCCGCCGACCCGCTGGTTGTCGATGTCGGCGTCGGTCGCGTCGTTGATGCGGTCGCAGCCCTGCTCGATGGCGGCAAGTGCCGCCTCGGCGTGGTCCATGTACTCGGTGTCGGTCATTACAGTTTTTGCACGCGGCTGCTTAGGCGCCTGAGAAGGCTCTTTTTCGCCGCTGTTTCTGGCTCGGCTTCCATCGCTGCGATGGTGATCCACGTTGCCGGGTCCTCGCCCAATTCGGCGGCGATGCTCCCGGCAATGGTCGGGCTCAACCTCCCCCGTGCTCGGCAGACAGAGAGGGCCGTTCGGTTCACGCCAAGGCGTCGGCACCATTCAGCGGCGCTGGGCGCGTTGGGCTGATCGAGTGCCTTCGATAGCAAGTCCATGGTGGTAGGCATAAGGGTAATCCTGTGTTGTCCGAGCGACAGCATAACGAAAAACATGTTGTCACATCGACAACACATGTGATACCTTGCGCGACGTTGTCAGTCCGACAACATCACCAAGGAATCACCATGATCCGCATCTCGGTAACGTCGACCGAAGTCCGCAACCAACGCGGCAACGCCAAAGCCACCGGCAAGCCCTATGACCTGAGCTTCCAAACTGTCTGGCTCCACCTCGTGGACCGTCAGGGCAACCCTGATCCGTATCCCACGAAGACCGAGTTCATTCTCGAAAAGGACAAGGACGGCGCTGCGCTGTTTCACCCGATGGGTGACTACACCTTGGCTCCGAACAGCCTCTACGTGGACCGCACCGGCAATCTGGCGGTTTCCCCTCGACTCGTCGCCATCAAGCCCGCCCCGAAGTCGTCGCAGGGCTAAGCCATGGCCGTCACGCCTGACGCGCTGCATGCCGCTCGGCTTGCCCTTCTGTCTGCTGCTGTCGAAGCGGCGTTCAAAGCGGCAGTCGAGGACGGCTATGACGGTCTGAGCATCGAAGCGACCGTGGACGATGGTGTGACCGCCATCGACCTGACGTACACGCAACGCGGCGTGCCCATGGGAGGGCAGTCGCTGTGAAGCCGCTTCCTACTCCGCTCGCCGATCAGTTCAAGAACCCGGCTGGCTTCTGGTATCGCGTGCATCCGAAGTGCAGGCGCGTTCCGGTCCTCAAGGTCAGCAATGCGCGTGATGCGCGCATCGAGCGGCGGGCATGAGTTCGCAGGCCCGCAACTTCCTCCGCCTCCGTTACTGGCTCGAAGCCCGCGACGGGGGCGAGTGGCGTTCCCTTTCCCCTTACGAGGAAGTCATTGCGCGCAACGTGCGTGTGCTGGCTGCATCGCTGATCGAGGCCACGCTATGACCTACGAAAACGATACGCCTGTCGAGTGCATCGATTGCGGTTGGAGCGGTCCTTATGTCGAGTGCGGCGGGTGCGCGGATGTGCTCGCCGAAGACGACGAAAAGGGTTGCCCGATCTGCGGTGGCCGTGTCTGCCTGGACGGTGACGCATGAGCTACCTCGGCGCACGTCAGCACGAAGTCAACGCCGCACGCGCGTCCTCCATGGAAGCGCTGCGCGCGTTCTCGCAGCGTCAAACCGCGCGCGATTTTCAGACCGCAGAAGCGCGCGCAGCGCGCGGGCTTGTCTCAGTATCAACAAGTGGTTTTGATGCCCTTCCGACCGCCATGCAGTGGGCGGAACGGTGCATCACCATCGACCGGGCGCAAGCCCGTGTCACCCGGCTTCGCAAAGCCGTGGGCGTCGGCGCGAAGTGCCTGTTGAACCTCGGTGATGGCGTCGGCGAAAACAACGTCATGGTCACGCTGACCTATCGCGGCACCAATGCCGACTGGCGTCCCCGCCATATCTCTGACTACCTGCGCAAGGTCCGCGAGTGGTTCAAGGGCCGTTGCCCCGGTCAACGCCTCAAGTACGTCTGGGTGGGCGAGCTGCAAGACGGCAAGCGCCGCGAGGACGGGCAGGGCCGGGGGGTCATCCACTACCACGCGATCTTCTTCCTGCCGCCCGGCGTGAGCATGCCGCAGGCGGATCGCAAGGGCTGGTGGGCGCATGGCTTCACCAACACCGAGAAGGGCCGCGCTCCCGTGGCCTACCTCATGAGTTACGCCAAGAAGGCGGATAGCAAGAACGTCGGAGGGTTTCCCCGTGGTGCACGCATTCACGGCGTCGGAGGGCTTTGCTCTGTTGGCGCTGCTATTCGTCGTTGGGCTCTGTGGCCTGCGTATGTGCAGGGCAATGCTGCGATCACCGACCGCTTCCGACCTGCGACGGGAGGCGGCTATCGCAATGACGAAACCGGAGAGCTTCTCGAATCTGAATTCGCACCAACAGGCGGCGGTTTTCAGAGCTTTATCCGAGTGCGGACCACGCCGCGCCGCATCGATCCAGCCGGGCCTTTCTCGTGGCTTCCAGAACACACGAACACAGCGGACGCCGGTCCCGCTGCGTACCTTCATTGACGACCGGCACAACCTCAAGGACTTTTGAAAAATGAACCGCATCAACGCACTTCGTACCGCTGTCGCCTCCGCCGTCCTGGCTGCTGGCACCTCGGCCATGGCTGCACTGCCCGCAGGCGCATCCGAGGCCATCGCCCAGTACAAGGACGATGTGCTTTCGGCCATCGGCCTCGTGATCGCAGCCGGCATCGCGATCTACGCGGTGAAGAAGCTCGGCCAAAAGATGGGCTGGCTGTAAGCCGACCCGGAGCGGGCAATGGCAACACAAACCATCGAGTGCGGCGCTGCTTGCTCGATCACGGTCGAGCTTGCGCCCGCTCCACCTTCGACCGACAACCTCGCCGATATCGGCTTGGTCTTCGGCCTCTTTCTCGGCGCTGCCATCGTCGTTTTCTGCGCGCGGCAGTTCTTGAAATTCTTCGAGGCAACCCCTCATGACCACTAAGGGCCGCTATGCCTTCCTCAATCGAATTCATGTTCGCGGGTGGCTGCTTGCTGCTGCTCTGGGTTGCGTTTGGCTGAATGCCCACGCGGTCAATAAAAACAACATAGGTCGTTGGGGCGTCGTTCAAAACGGGCGCACAACGACGCTGACCCCGGGCGCGCCGCCTGTGAACAGTAGCGGCAGCACCATCCCTATTTCGCCGACCTCTGGCGGCTGGACGCAAGCAGGCAATTACGGCGTGCCCACCGGCGCGACCGGTCCTACGGCGGGTCTCAATGTCAATGGGACGTTCATTCAGGGTGAGCGCGGCAACTGGAACATTGGTGGTGCTGGCGGCGTTCAAGGTGTCCGCTACCCAGCTGGTGGTAGCTATCAAATCCCATGGGGCACCGTCGCCCCTGTCGCCGCGGGCATCGTGTGTGCTGTCGCAACGGCTGGCGTCTGTGGCGTCGCAAGCGGTGTAGCAGCCGCATCGCCATACATCATGAATTGGCTTGAGCGAGGTGGGCTCAAGCGCAACGCGGAGACGGGCGCTGTCGAGAAGCCTGTCAGCGGTGAGGAGTATCAGGAGTCCGATGGGTACGCGTACTACGTCAATTGGTCCGGACACACCACGGGGTTGAGGGCTACGCCGCAGCTTGCGTGTCAGGCGGCACCTGCCATGGTGCGTGCGGCCTATGACGCAGTTGGAAGGCCGGAAGTCGTTGTTGGCGGTTCGGAGTTATTGCCGGGTGGCAGTAAGTGCCGGGTGCAGCAGGATGGTGGGCCGTTTGACCATGACATTTGGCGGGGTGGTGCGAGCGACTGTCCAGCAGGCTGGTTCGTCACGCCGTTTGGTTGCTTCTCCGCTGCGAACCTTCCTCGCGTCGCGCAAACGGTTGATCAGGTGATCGAGGCACTGCAGAGGGTCAACCCGGACCCGCGCGTGTGGGGTGAGACGCTGGAGCGCGGGGGCGAGATTCCATTCCCGAATCCGACTGTGACAGGGCCGACGCAGATTGAAGGTCCCGAGCGCACCACGACGAACCCGGACGGGTCGCGAACAGTTGAGCGCACCACGTACAACTTCAACACGGCGGGCAACACGATCACGAACACCAGCAATGTGAGAAACAGCACGACGTTCAACATCGACAACAGCGTGCGCAGTTCGACGCGCACAGAGGTCACGCCGACAGAAGAGGAAGCGGACCCCGATGACCCTTGCGAGAAGCGTCCGAACACCATCGGTTGCGCTGACATGGACACGCCGACCGGCGAGATTCCAAAGGAGACGAAGACCATCACCTATGCCGAAGAGTCGGTGTTCGGCGGTGGCAGTTGCCCCAGCGATAAGCAGTGGTCGAGCGGGACTACGGGCCACAGCTACAAGCTGGTGGACTGGACCACGCTGTGTGGCTTCGCGCTGCCTGCCCGAGCGCTCGTGATCCTCCTGGCGATCTTCGCCGCGTTCTTGATAGTCATGCCCGGCAAGGAGGTGCGCACATGAAGCTCGGCGTATGGCTGCTCTCGATGATGCAGCCCCTCATTGCGAAGATTCTTGCGACGCTCGGTTTCAGCATCATCACCATCGTGGGCATGGAAGCGGTGGTGGGGCAACTCAAGGCGCAGATCGTCGCGCAGATGGGCGCGCTTTCGGGCGATACGCTCAACTTCGCGCTGTACATGGGCATAGGCAAAGCCATCGGCATCATCTTCGGCGCGTGCACCACGAAGCTGATGCTGTGGTCGATCCAGAACGCAACCTCGATCATGGGAAAGAGTAACGGCTGATGATGACCGTATGGACGGGCCTCCCCGGGTCCGGCAAAACATCGGGGGTGATCGAGAAGGTGCTTCTGCCGCTGGCCGCGAAAGACTGGATGGAAGAAGCGATCGACGCGGACGGCAACAAGGTGCCCGTGAAGCGCAAGCTGTTCACGAACATCAACGGCTTGCTGCTTGAGCACGAGAAGATCGACGCCGATGACCTAATGCGTTGGCATGAGTGGGTGAAGCCCGGCGACTTGATCGTTTTCGATGAAGTGCAAAAGCCGTGGCCGCTGACCGGGGCGAACAAAGAGCAGCCGAAGTGCATCACCGAGTTGGAGACGCACCGCCACTACGGCATCGATATGCATCTGCTCACGCAGCATCCGATGCTCATCAACGCAGCCATTGTGCGGCTCGCTGGTCAGCACTTCCACGTGCGCAAGCTGGGCAATTCGCGCTACGCGACCATCTACGAATGGGACGGCGTGAGTCGGACGCTGCTCTACAAAAACTCGTTCTCGAAGAAGCCGTGGCGGCGCTCGAAGAAGGCCGAGGAGGTCTATCGTTCGAGTTCGCTGCACACGAAGCAGAAGCGATCTGTGCCCACGGTGATCTTCGGCATCCTGTTCGCCCTGGTCATGCTCGGCGTGCTCGGCCCGACCGTCTACGGTCGCATGCAGGAGCGGTTCCATCCGAAGCCCGTGGAGGCCGCGAAGGTCGAAACCAAGGGGGTTGGGGCGGAGAAGGTCGAAACGGCTGCTGTAGCGCCTGCCAGCGTGCCCGCCGCGCCTCCAAGCGGGCAGGTCGGTGACAAGCCTGCGGCGTTCGGCGGCTGTGCGCGCATTCGTGATCGGTGCCAGTGCTTCGATGACAAGGGAATGCCGATGGAGAAGGAGCGGCTTTTCTGCGAGGACATGACCCGCGTGGCCGTGGGCATCGGTGCGCCGCTGGCAAAACTGCGCGATGACGGGGCAGCGCATCGCGATCTGCTCGCCCGGCTGGAGTGGGCGGACAACGATGCTTCCGTGCTCACGTACATGCGAGGCCGGACGGCTGCGCAGGTGGTTGGGGAGAAGGGGCCCGCACCAGCGAAGGTGCGCTAGCCTGCGACGCGCACCGTAGCGCAGGGCGGGCAATCAGGCACCTTCTTGCTAAGCGGTATTCCGGGGACCCGCTTGCGGGGGAAAGACTCTCGTGC